GGCATGGTCATTGGGCGTCCTCAACAATGGCGCTCATTGCTGAGTCGTATATCGACAGTTGACGTTGCTGCTCGTCCTTGCAAAGCTTGATGATCTTCGTCACCGTTCGGTAGGCTGATTGCCCGCCCACGGTGTAAATCGTGCCCCCCTCAAGCAGCGCGATAACAGACTCGAACGTGTTCAGGTTTGTGTGCGCCTTAGCCGCTTCGGATGCGCATGCCTTGTTTCGGCTCATTGGGCGTCCTCCAATTGATCGGCGAACTGGCGGACATAGGCTTCATGTCCAGCGGTTGCCTCGCCAGCCGTTGCATAGCGGTCGCATACAAGTTCGGTCCAATCGGTCGTCACATGGCAGCCGCACCCTTCGCTGTCGTCCAATACATCCGGCGTGGTGCGAAACACCATCGTTTCGTAGAACTCGTTGGCTCCAGATCCAACCGGCTGGCGCGGACCTATGTCGTGACCCACGCGACGCCGGTAGTCGCCAATGGTGCTAACGCGGTAGGCGTCGCCAATCTGTGTATGGCGCGACCAATGGCAATCAGGCGCCACGATCAAGTGGCCTTTGCAACCACACTCAACGATGTGTGGGGCTGGCTTATGTAGGGCGGTGGTCATGACGCTTCCTTCAGAATCAATTCTTCAACCGCTTCTGCCATGTGCCGGCGCACCAGTACCGTTTCGATAGCCGCACACAGTTCGAAGTCTTGAGCCACGAATGCACGCTCTTGCACCAACTCGAGTAGTTCGGCCATCGCGTTGTTCTCGTTCAGCAAGTGGTCGCACTGCTCGGCAAGATGATCGCGTTCATCTTCCGCAGACGGCTCGATGATTTCATTCATGTATGCAAGATCCCGGATTCAACCAACGCGATAAGGGTTCGGTGGTTCATCTCTTTTTCGTACGCTCGGCGCTCGTCCTTCGTCATCGTCCCGCCCTGGTCTAGCCTAGCGTGGCAAGCGAAACAGAGCGCGCACGACAGACTGTCCGGGCTCTTGATCGCCAGCCCTTTGAACTGATTCGAGTGCGCTGCAACGACGGTGCCATCGGTCGCACCACAGTCAACGCACGACAACTCGCGTATCACGTCGAGCAACTTGCGGTTGCGGTGCCGGACTGGTTTCGGATCTGGCCGGAAGGTCATACGAACTCCACCGCCAATTCACTAGCTGCATACGCCTCAATCGCCGTCATGTAGTCACCAAACGCAGCAACGTCCAGCGTTGTCGTGCTGATGGCCTTTGTATCGCCAGACGGAAGCTCTTCAACGCCTATGTACAGGCGCGCGAAATGCTCGTGCCAAGCCTCTTTGCTGAATCGCTTACCGTCGACATAGGCACCGTCAGCAATCTCGGACAGCAGCGCCCAATACCGCTTGTTGGCCTCGTTCGAGCGCTTGGACTTGGCTTCCCTGACGATGACTTCCAAGGGCTTGCCAGCAGCCGCCATTGCACGCCAGTTGTTCTTGAGGTGCATGTGCAGACGAGCGGCAAAGGTCTCGTCGTGGAGAATGAATGAGCGGTCGTCCATTACAGTTCAACTTCGTCGTCGGCGCGTTCATCCCAAAGATCAACGGCCTTGAACTGGTTGGCAGCAAGCGGCCCACACGCACCGCACGAGTCGCAGCGCACGCACCAGACGGCTTGTGTCGGAGCCAGCGCGCCGCAAGTCGTGCGGGTGTCTGCGCTACCGCAATGGGCGCAGTACTTCATGCAATCACCCCATCCGCATCGATTTTGACGAGTGCCGCCAGATGCTTCGCAAGCTTTCGCGTCTCCCCGGTGACGTACTTCATGTCGCGGTAAACGTCGGCCGCCGTCTCGAATCCTTCAAGGAAGGCGCGGGATAGGTTGCGCATACCCCCTGGACTCAGATCGCCTGCATGACCGCAGTCAAAGCCGATTCGGCGAACGTCTCCGTTGATTCGGTCGTACGTCACACCCCCGTGTACGCATGAATGAATGACGCGTCGAGGGTCGTCATCGGGACATTCCCATTCGTAGCTCTCGAAGCTCGGCCACTGCTCGAAGGCTTTCACGGGCACGTCGACGTATCCGCACAGATGCTTGAGGGATGGATGACGCTTGATTTCGCAATCGAAGCCGCACGATTTGAACGTGCAGCCGTCGCTCTCGATTTCCCAAAGAGGCTTTTTCACGCGATCTCTCCAGTCTCAGCGTCGACCGTCTTGACCGCACCGGGCATCTTGGCAATCTCAGCGTCCCGAGCACGAATCTCGGCGGCAAGCTTGGTGAGCGCAGTCCGCATAGCCGACTCTTTGCAGGTCGTCGGCCTGAACATGAACCACGCGTCTTTCTTATCATCGTTCTCGGGGATGGTCTGCCACTCTTCCAGCGCGCCGAGAGCGTCGCCCTTGTCGAACTTGGCCGATGCCGCATCAGCTACGGACTGCAGCCAAGCGCGGCGCTCTTCTTTGGCCGCTGCTTCTGCTTTGGCTCCGCGCTCTGCAGCCTCACGTGCCTCTTTCTGTGCCTTAGAGACGCCTTGACCGTCGTCGTCTTCCCGCGGAATGGCGAGCGCTGCCAGCAGGGAGTATTTGCACCCGTACGTCACCGCGCCGCCGAGCGTCTTAGGGTCTTGGTCGGCCAGCGATACGGGGACAGCGCCTAGCCGGATAGAGGCGCCAGACTCATGAAAGATGATGGTCGAGACAATGATCGTCTTGCCGTTCTCGCTCGGCTGCACGTCCTGGACGAATCCGAGCCCATGTTCTGCAAGGGTCGGGCGTACGGTCGCGATAATGTCGGGAAGCGCTGCGTAGGTGTATTCAAACGATCCGCCCGACTTCGTTGGAATCTTTGCTTTCGATCCTTTGACGACAGTACCGATTTCGGCAGTCGCCTTGACCAGCGCAGCAAACAGAGCGGCATTGGAATTCAGCGGAGGGAATGCATCACTCATTTCGATACTCCAGAAAAGGCCGCAGCAACCACCACTGCGATAAGAAGGGCAAATCCAGCCAAGCCGATAAACCGGTGCAGGCGGAGCTTTCGGTTCTGCTGCTCGAATGCTCGGAGCGCAGGCATGTAGAGATTGGTTTTGTGGTGCGGGTTCATGGCTGGCCCTTGCAATAGACATCGGTCGACTTGTCCACAGTTACGGTTACGCAGTCGCCCTTCTCTCGGCCGGGCATGTTTACTTTGCTAGCCCACGGGCCAATCACCGAAAGAACGAACATCATTCCTAGAATGAAAGACAGGCAGTGGCCGAAGGCATATCCAAAATCGATCAACTTCACAGCAGGGCCTCCTTCGGGAACTGCGACAGCGGCAACTCGTTGGTGTACCAATCCGAGATAACGCCGAGCCGGTGCGACAGGTCTTCGTTGTGCAAGAGCGCGTTCTTCAGGTCCGCTTCGCAATTGCGCTCAATCTCAGTCAGTGCAAGGAACTGTTCAGTCAGGGATGGGGCGCTCATTCCGACTCCCGTTCTTCGTTGATCCAATCGGCTGCACGCTTGACCTGCGAGCGCACCAGCTCTGCAATCGTGTGATCGTCCGCATTGCAAGCAACTGCCTCGACTAGATCAGTCGTGTTGTCTTGGTCTTCCCACTTCATGCAGACCAGTTGCAGAGCGGTACCGTCATCCCGCTTCTCGCGGATCGTCCGAAGGGCGTCGGTGTAGTAGTCGTCCATCTGACGGACTGCTCGAGCCCGTTGCCAAGGCTCTCCGTAGGCTAGGTCGTGAAAGCTGGCGCTCATGCGGCACCTGTTGCGCGGGTAATGGAGGCGCGGGCAGCTTCAACCGGAATACCGAATGCTTCGGCAGCATCGGCCAGCACCGTCAGCGCGTTTAGAAGGTCAGGTGCGGCTGCGATCAGGCGGGCGTTGGCTAGTGCGACTTCGCGCTGCTCCGATTGGTTAATGCTGTGCGCCAACATGGCGACCATCAAACCCTGAGCGCCGATAATCGGACAGCCGTTCGGTTGTGGCTCAGTCGTGTACCTCCACGGTCCTGGCGTGTGGGCGGCGCTCATGATTGGGTCGCCTCGTAGAGAGCGCCGAGCCCGCTGCACACTTCGCACCGCGTCGATCCTTCAAGCAGGCACCAGCCGCGACCATTGCGATCCGGGACGTAGCCGCTGTCGTCGATCTTTCCGCTGCCAAGGCACTCATTGCATTCGCTGCGAAGGTCGGCAGGCAGGTTCATGTCGTTTGCGATGAACGCGGCTAGCTTTGCGCTCGCTTCGATTCCTACCGTGCAGCCGGTGCCAAGAGCGCTCATGACGATGCAGCGATCGATTTCGTTTCGCAGGCTCATGCCGCCACCAACCGACGCATCAACACCTGCAACTGCTCAACCGTGCTCGGGCTTGCTGCCAGTGCGGCTTGAAGCTGCTTCAGGGTTGCCAGTTGCTCTGCGCTCATCTCGGCTCCATCGGTAGTGCGTTGTCGATGGAGCGATACTAGCGCCGCTAGTTTTCAAAGGCAATAGCAGCGCTAGTCGTCAAGTGCGAAATAATTCACACTTGACGCTATTGCTGCTAATTCAGTCTTTCGAAAATCCGCGGATAACCCAGAGCACGGCGTTTCCAATGACACTCCAGGCAATTTGTCCGGCCAAGAGAATCCAGAGATTCCTCCAGGTTGGCGCGTCCCAAAGATTGATGACAAACAGTGCGGTGTAGGGCACCCAAAGTACCCAGAAGAGTCGGAAGACACCGCGTTGTATGTTCATGTACGTTTGCCGTTCCAGATCCAGACGACGCGCCCAAGAACACTGAAGTGGGCCTTGTCAGCTGGTGTTATCGCCTCGGATTCATAGAACTTATTGTCCGAGATCATCAGGAAATTTCCGTTGTTGCGTCGTTGGAGTCGCTTCACGTAGAGCATGTTGTCTTTGCGAAGCACGTAAACCGCGTCGACCTTCACGTCAGACACGCCGGTGTCAACCAAAAGCAAATCGCCATTGGCAAACGTGGGAAGCATAGAGTCGCCGTACGCAGAAATGACCGCAAGCTTTCCGAGCGCTGAGACCTGAGGTAATTCACGCTCCGCCCACGAACGCGAGACCTGAATACCGGCAATTACTTCATCAAACTCAGGCATAGCGGTTCCGGCGCCAGCTGCGACTATGACGTCCAGCCGCCGAATGCTCAAGGTTTCAAATGGAAAGGGGAAGTCACTCGAAACCAGCTCTCCTGATTCGAGGTCCTTTGAAATTTGCTCAAGTTTACCCACGAGTTTCGGCAACTCAGCTCCGATTGTCGGACTGAAGTCGTCGACATTCACGTTCATCGCATGAGCAAATTTTGAAGCTGCCACGATGTTGAGTGGAATGCGCCCGTTGAGGTATTGCCACAACAGCGATTGAGAGCCGATTCTTGCTCGTGCCGCAAAAGCCGCTTGTGATTCTGGCTCTCCGGCTTGGCTCCGAGCTCTCATGTAGGCGTCAAAAATCCTTTTGAGCCTTTCGGCGTCCTGAATTTGTTGCTCTGTGAGCCTGCCGCGCTTGGCTGACTTCGGCGGCGCGTCGTCTGGATCGTTCATTTTCTAATTATGAGTTGCGCTATTTGGCAGACAACAAGTGCCGCTATTGCGCTTATCGACTAGCGGCGCTAGTCTTCGACCATGAGCGCTATTCAAACTATCCGAAAGCAGCTTGGGCTCTCCCAAGCCGAACTGGCCGCAGCCATCAATGTGAGCGCCGGCAACGTCAGTCATTACGAGGTCCGGGGCCAGACAGTTCCGCCCGAAGTCGCCAGGCGGTTGATTCAAGCCGCTGCAGAACGAGGGATCGTCATCACATTCGATGACGTATATGCGAGCGGCGCTGAAAGTGAGGTCGGTTGACATGACCGAACTCTCTCTTTTTTTGCCCGCTGCTGACTATCCGAACGCATCCGAATCATTGATGCCGCGATTCGGAAGGGGCGGGAATGCAAGCTGACCTGCCCATCTACGAGAGTCCCGAAGATGCCGTGCGCGCTGCCATGCAGGCTCTCGGAGGGTCGAAGAAGGTCGGTCCTATGATCTGGCCGGCAATCAACGAAGAGACGGCGTCTCGCAAGCTTCTCGACTGCTTGAACCCGTTGCGTGCGGAGAAGTTGGACCTTGCGCAGAACATGTTCATCCTGCGCGCCGCTCGTGACGCTGGCCACTATGCGCCGTTCCAGTGGGTGGCGGGTGAGTGCGGCTTCGATGCGAAGCCCATCAGTCAAGACGAAAACATTGACCGCTTGACGTCGGTCATTGAGTCCACGGCCCGAACGCTCGCCAACGCGACTGCAGCACTCGAACGCATGCAGCGTACAAGGCAGGTCGCATGAACCCGCGTGCAGACGGTGCGATTTCCTGCCGGACTTCAACCGGCTCACCGTGCCCCGCCCACGGATCTGCACATGGCGGGACTAACCAATTGGAGAACACATGACCTACGAACAGCACGAGCTGTCGGCGGCATTTCCGTCGATGTCGCAAGAAGACTTCAATGCTTTGGTGTCAAGCGTCGAGAAGTCTGGAGTCCTAAATCCAATCGTGTTGTTTGAGGGCAAGGTAATTGACGGATGGCACCGATACAAAGCTAGCGAACAGCTCGGCAAGTTCTGCCCCAATCGCCAACTCAATCCGGACATTGACCCGCGAGACTTTGTGACGGCTCAGAACGCCGCACGCCGCAATCTGACCGGTAGCCAGCGGGCGCAGGCGGTGGTGCGCGTCTATGAGTGGAAGCCCGCGCATCGAGAAACTCCGAACCGGGTTCGGAGTTCTGTGAAATCGACGTCCGAAATGGCTGGCATCGCAAAGGTCAGCACCAGGACTATTGAACAAGCCAAGGCCGTCGAGCGTGAAGCTCCACCCGAAGTAAAGGCGGCAGTTCAGCGCGGTGAAATGTCAGTCAAGGCTGCGGCCGAGAAGGTAATCGAAAAAGCCGCAAAGCGCAGGCCGGTGAAGTTGACCGCCGCTGCTAGCAAGCGAATGGAGGCGTTGGAAGAGGCCCGTTCAACTCCGTACTTCATTGCGACGCTGCGCCACGCAGCCAAGCAAATCAAAGAGCACGGCGACGAGTTCAGTGACGAAGAAGCCGCTGCACTCGAAGACCTGCAAGAGGCGATCAATTCGCGGCGCGCCACCGCTCACTACTGAAAGTCCAAAAAGCATGAGAACGGAAATCAAGCAGGTCACTCCCGCCATTGCAGAAAAATGGCTGCTGCATAACACCGAAAATCGCCGCCTTCGGGAAAGCTCAGTAAAGAACTTGGCAGATGCGATCACTCGCGGCGAGTGGAAGTTGACGCACCAAGGAATTGCGTTCGATAAAAACGGCATTTTGCAGGACGGGCAACACCGATTGGCGGCAGTGATTGAGTCGGGCCGGACTATTCCGATGATGGTGACGTGGGATGCGCCTGAATCCAATTTTGATGCCCTAGACCAGGGGTTGAAGCGCGGGTACTCCGACATCTATGGAATCGACACTGGACATGCCGCTGTCGCCCGTTTGATGGCGGTCATTCACAACGGTCGGACGGGGCACGGAATCACGGCCGCAAGCCTTCTGCCGTTCATCAAGGCAACCGCGCAGCCGTATGCGGAACTGATGGCGTATTGCCCGCGCACCGGAAAAATTTGGGCGTCAGCTCCTTTGCGCGCCGCTGCGATCCTCACGGTATGGGCTACAGGTAGCAAGGACTACCCATTCCGGATGTACACGGCACTGAACCACACTGATGTGGAAGCGATGTCGCCGACTGTTGGCGTTCTGTTGAGCCAAGTCACACAGCAAGGCATTAAAGCCGGAGATCCGACATTCCTTGCGCGCTGCCTTGTAGCCTTTGATGAGAAGCGCCAACGCATTAAGCGGATTCAGATCAACAACAACGACGCCGTGATCGAAAGCGTCAGAGCATTGATTGAAGACAATGTTTTTGGGATTGGAACTAAACGACGAGTCCATGTGAAGCCGACTACAAAGGCTTCGGAAATCATCGCTAAAGCCAAGGCAACGGCCTAAAAAATGGCCCCGCTCCATTCGGATGCGGGGCCACAAGAATCACTACTGGTCCGCGCCCATTATCCCATGAATTACTTCGAGCACCACGTAGGCGACTACGCCGAAGCGACAGCCCATCTGTCGTTCGTGGAGGACGCCGCCTATCACCGACTCATTCGCAAGTACTACTCGCGCGAACTTCCATTGCCTGCCGATATCCGCGAAGTCCAGCGGTTGATCGCTGCCAGAACCGAGGAAGAACGCCAAGCCGTAGAAACCGTGCTTCGCGAGTTCTTCACGCTTGAGTTAGATGGCTGGCACCAGAAGCGGTGCGATGACGAACTGTCCCGCTACCACGACAAGCAACAGAAGGCTCGAGCCAATGCAGACGCACGCTGGAATCGAGAACGTAGCAATGCGTCTGCATGCGCACCAGATGCAATTGCATTTGATGTACATGCAAAGGCAATGCTAGCCAGTAGCCAGTCACCAGTAACCAGTAAAGAACAAAAGCAGAGAGGGCCAAGCGCTTCGCGCCTGCCGCAACTCTGGCAACCGGATGACGAGTGCATTGCCTTCTGCCGGCAAGAGCGCCCCGAGCTGAACCCTGTCGAAGTCGGCAAGCGATTCGCCGACTACTGGCATGCCTTGCCTGCTGGCAAAGGCCGCAAGACGGACTGGACGGCCACTTGGCGGAACTGGGTGCGCAACGAGCGTCCGCCGCCAAAGCCCAACTCCTTCGAATCGCTCACCCAAACACGACAGAGAACCAACGATGAACTTACCGGCAGAACTCGATTCCGAGACGACGAACGAACGGTGGACGCCTGACCCATTGCCCCCGGCATGGGTTGAGCGCCTGTTCTCCAAGTTGTTGTCCGAGTACGGCTCGCGCTTCTCGGACATGTGGGCTGGAGTACCTGCCGACGAGGTGAAGGCTCAGTGGGGGCGACGACTGGCGGGTTACGAGCCGCAAGAAATCAAACGCGGCCTTGATTCGCTCGAGCCAACCGCACCGACATTGCCGAAGTTCCTGCTGCTCTGCCGGCCCGATGGCAAGAGGCCGCGCAAGCCGGAACCGGAAGCGCTCATGCCGCCGATGGTGTCGGCCGAAAAGGTTGCCGAGCTGCGTCAAGGCATTGCGGAGATTGAAAACAACCGGCCAGGCTTGGATTGGGCGCGCCGAATCGTCAATGGAGAGCGTCCGAACGCGGGCGCTCATGCGCATAGCTTGGCTCGTGCCGCGCTAAGGGAAGTCGGTGAACGAGCATGAGCACCTTGCTGACTGCCTCGGCAGATTCACTGCCGCTGTTACTGCACACCGGTCCAAGCAAGCGGACGCTGTTGCGGTTTATCTGCGCACCATCGAAGCCAAGCACGGCAGAGCGGTTGCCGAACGGGTACGCGACTCGATACGCGCCTGCGCCCGTAGTTCGAAGTGGTGATTGCCTTTGGCCGCCACTGTCGGTCGAAGAGCGGGCGTTGATGTACCGATTCGGTTCTGAACCCTTTTCGTGGGAGCAAGCATGAGCGTTATCGAAGTCATGCGCCGTCTGATGTGCGGGGCCATAGACGGTGCTAGCCGAGAACTGACTGACATCCGTGCAGCAAGCATCCCGCCTGCACCTCCCAAGCCTCTCCCGCCTGTAGTGCGGATGCGGGAAGTAACCCAACGAGATTGGAACCTACCGACCAAGCGTGTGGAGTCTCCCTACATCGACGACAACCGCCGCAACTGCCGGAAGACATTCTGATGCCTAGCCTAGAGCCAAGCGTCAAGGCGCAAGAGTTGCCGGAGAACTTCAAGGCTATCGACGTGAAGGTGATTAGTTGCCCGTGTTGTGGATATGGACGGGTACTGGTTCCTGTGGAGGCTGTGCGTGTCGCCGACTGAACGCAGCCTCAAGCATTTGCGTGAGTCCGGCTACTTCTGCTGGAAGACTGAGTATTGGGATGGATTCGCTCACAAGCGTCGAGATCTTTGGACGTTCTGCGACATCCTCGCCTTGAAGAAGGGCGAAGTCCTGGCGGTTCAGACAACCAGTACCGACACCTGGTCACGCGTCCAAAAGATTACCGACGCCGAAGCAACACCCCATGTTCGCGACTCGAATATCCGGATTGTGGTGCACGGGTGGATTAAAGGAACCAACGGCCGATATCGGCTCCGGGAAATCGACTTGTCATGAAAACCAAGACTGACCCCAAGCAGCACTCCGAGAAGAACTCCCGCAAGCGTGCTGCAGCTAAAGCCAAGCGGACAGAAAACCTCAAGGCTATTCACGAGGAAGTCTCGGCTATTAGCGGATGGGGGAAACGGACATGAGCAGTATTGCCATGTTGCCACCCACAACGACGATGAGCGTCGAGCAAGCTCTCGAACATGCTTTGCATCGGGGTTTGTCAGACGTTCTTATTATCGGCTGGGATGAAGGTTCGTTGTGTGTCCTATCGAGTCGGATGAGCCGAATGGATGCGCTTTGGCTGGCAGAGAAGGGCAAGCAATGGGCGCTCGATGCATGAACTACGACCGCGCTTTTGTGAAGTTCATTCAACGGATGGCGAGCTACTCCCTAGCCTGCCAACAACTTCGTCAGACCGACATAGAGGCCACCAAGAACCATCTGAAGGCTATGGGCTACAGCCAAGACGAGATTGCACAGATGCGTTTTACAAGCGGGCGGCAGGAATGAAGCCCGGCATGCGCTACCACTCCATCTTTGACGCCCAAGGTCACACGAAGGACGTTGCCTCCTGCATGGTCAGCTATTCCCGTCTGGACGTACCCGGAGTTGAACGGCTTCGAGATCTGACCAAGATCTATGTCGAGCCAGAGCACCGAAAGAAGGGTTACGCCAAAGCCCTGTTGCTTCAACTGTGTCTGGAAGCGGACAAGCACGGAGTCTTGCTCATGCTCCAGCCGAAACCTTATGCAGATGGTTCGTGGACTGCAGACGAGTTGGCAGCGCTCTACCACCGGTTCTCGTTCTGCTCGATTCAGGGTGTACCGCCCATCATGGTTCGCCAATGCAAAGGAAAGCCCCATGCCACGTCAAAGCCCTGAAGACCGCTTGATTGACTGGGTAGCAACGGGCCTGAACTTTCGCCGAGCGGGAATTCGCCTTGCTGAGATAAGCCGAGCGCTCACCAAGAACCGAACAACCGTCTATGACTGGCTCAACAACGGAGTAGAGCCGAACTACTCAGACGGAACAAAACTCATCTGGTTTGCCAACAATCGCGGCGTTGCAGTGGTTCGTCGGAATACCGTCACTTTATTCGGGTGCGCTCCGATACAAACGTCGGACAACTCCGCATTTGTCGGGGAAGAGCTATGAGCCAAACAGACACTCAATGCTGCTCGAGCTGCGGACACACATGGACTGCGGTTGAGCAGGAAGAAGATCGAAAGATCAGCGCCAGCAACACGCTGGTTAACGGCATTCGTCGCGGGTCGGCTCTTATTAAGCCAGACGCATATTGGTCCGCTCAGCAATCGAGTGCTGCAAAGAAGGCGGCGCAAATTGCTGGCTCCAGGTACGCCAAAGCATTGGAAGCCGCAGGTCCGCTGCCCGAACCAAATCCATACGCGCATTTGAAGTGAGCAATAAACAAACGAAGGAAATGCCGAAGTCTCCTGGACGCCCCGCTGGTAGCCCTAACAAGGCCACACAGGCTGCTAGAGAGGCGATCGCGCTCTTCGTGGACGGTAATGCCCACCGGCTTGTTAAGTGGTTGGATGACATCGCAGCGGACGACCCGAAAGCAGCCTTTGACCGCTACATGTCGGTAGTCGAGTACCACGTCCCCAAGCTTGCACGGACAGAACTCGTAGGAGACGGCGGCGGACCTGTCGTCGTACGGCTGGACAACACAGACCTGGAGCTTTGAATGAACTTCCCGACCGCTGGAACCGAAGATGTTCAAGCCGCACCGCCTGAACCCCAAAGCGCAATGGATCACGCCGACATCCTGGCTCACCTGCTCGAACGTTTGTCGGCAGCAGTTGATGAGACGGGAAGCCTGACCAGCGCGAACTACGTGTCAGTGCGACAGAAGTCCAAGGAAGCCGTTCAAGCGTACTGGACGAGCAAGGCCAAGGCGGAAGAAGAGATGAACGCCAAGACCAAGAAGCGCACCAAGAGCGAAGAGTGAAGACGTTTGAGGAACTGCGAGCGTTGCTCGATGCCGCTCCGGTTCCTCGCAACCGTCAGGTTTGGACGCCAGACGGGATTCGATACTCCATTGACGGCCAAGAAGTAACGCACGCAGAGTACTTCCTCTCTAGCTATAGCGTGCCGTCTCCGAAATTGGCCGATATGACGGCCTCAAAGCGGCTCAAGCGCTAGTGGCAGCGTTCGCATTCACTGCCAAGCAGCAAGAAGCCCGCAAAGTCCTGTCCGGGTCTGCGACGCACATTGCCCTAGAAGGTGGCAGCCGAAGCGGCAAAACATTCTTGTTTGTAGACAGCATCATCGTCCGGGCGATGGCGGCGGCTGGATCTAGGCACGCCATCCTTCGATACCGGTTCAATCACCTGAAAGCGTCCGTCATTGCGGATACCTTCCCCAAGGTGTTGGGCCTGCGAGCTCGAGATGAGCATGACCGGTTCATTGGTGGCGCAATGAATAAGACTGATTGGTACTTTGAGTTCAAGAACGGCTCACAAGTCTGGTTCGGCGGCCTGGACGACAAACAGCGCACCGAGAAGATCCTTGGATCAGAGTTCGCGACTATCTTTCTAAACGAGTGCAGCCAGATCCCCAAGGAGTCTCGGGATATGGCGCTGACTCGTTTAGCGCAAAAGTCAGAGCGAGTTGTCCGAAATGAGCGCCCAACTGCGCTGCCCCTTCGCATGTACTACGACCTGAACCCCACGAATCAGGGTCATTGGGCCTACAAGCTTTTTCATCAAAAGATTGACCCGGAAACCAAGCTTCCCTTGTCCCATCCGGACGATTACGCGGTCTTCAAGCTCAACCCGTACGACAACGCCGAGAACCTGCACGCAGGGTATCTGGACAGTCTCAGGGGAATGTCAGCACGGTTCAGGAAGCGCTTTCTGGAAGGTGAATATGCAGACGAAAACCCCAATGCCTTGTTCTCGGGCGCGGACATCGACAAGTGGCGAGTACTGGATGGGGCGGTGCCTAAGTTCGTCAGAATTGTCATTGCAGTCGACCCTAGCGGTGCGGGTGATTCAAACAATGCGGACAACGATGCAATCGGGATTTGCGTCGCCGCTTTGGGAACTGACGGAAACGCCTATGTGCTTGAAGACCTCACAGTTAAAGCCGGCCCTGCGACTTGGGGGCGGATTGCTACTTCAGCTTATGACCGGCACAAAGCCGATGTCATCGTAGGCGAAGAGAACTTTGGTGGGGACATGGTTCGCCACACGGTCCAAACAGCACGGCCGAGAACGAACTACAAGAAGGTTTCAGCGTCGCGCGGCAAGGTCGTTCGAGCAGAACCTATCTCGGCCTTGTACGAGTTCGGCAAGGTCCGGCATGTGGGCAACTTCCCTGAGATGGAAGACGAACTGCAAGCCTTCAGCACTGCTGGATATACCGGCCCGAACTCCCCTAATCGTGCAGACGCTCTTATTTGGGCGCTGACCGAACTATTCCCCGGCCTGACCAAACCCGAGCCGACACCCGAACCAGAAGAGGAAGAGGGCTACGCCTTCGCCGGAGAGAATTCATGGATGAGTCTGTAGACAACAAAGACGACACGGACGAAGCCAAGGGTTCGGACCGTGTAAAGGGCGTCAAGGACGAAGACATTCTTGCGGAGGCCAAGAAGCGGTTTGCAGCGGCTGAATCCGCAGAAGGACCGAACCGTACGAAGTTCAAAGCGCAGATGGAATTCATCTCAGGTAAGCAGTGGGATGAACGTCTCAAACAGATGCGCGAGTCCGAGTTTCGCCCATGTCTGACGTTTGATCGTCTGACGACCTGTGTGAATCAGGTGGTGAACAACATGCGCCAGAACAAACCGGCGATCAAGATTCACCCGGTGAGTTCAGATGCGGACGTAAAGGTAGCTGAGAAGTACAACGGACTTACGAGGCACATCGAGCGCATCTCAAGTGCGGATGTGGCTTATGAGACAGCGGGTTGGACTCAGGTTGCTGCAGGGATAGGGGGTTGGAGAATCCTGCAGCGCTACCAGAACGACACGGCTTTTGACCAAGAGTTGATTATCGATCGGGAACCAGACCCGCTTCGGTACTACTTCGATCCCATGGCGCGAGATCCGGAAGCGTCGGACATGATGTGGTGCTTCATCGCCACGGATGTCTCGAAGGAACAGTTCAAACAAGACTATCCCGATACCGATCCTGAGTCGTGGGGCAATTGGTCGACAGCAGGGGGATGGTGGTCGGAAGACTCTGTGAGAGTTGCAGAGTACTTCCGCATCGTCATGAAGAAGACGACGATCTACAGACTCGCCGACGGCACAAGTTGTAGCCAGGAAGAATACGAATCGCGCCTAGCCAAGACCGATTCCTTGCCTCGGATTGTGAAGGAACGTCCGGGTAAGAGACGTGAGGTCCAGTGGTTCAAGCTTGGAGGGTCAACGGTCATTGACTCACGCGTCATGAACGGCAAGTGGATTCCCGTCGTTCGAGTCATTGGCAATGAAATCGTGGTGGATGGGAAGACCGAATACACCGGCATGACGTGGAGAGCCATGGACGCCATGCGGGCGTACAACTACCACAACAGTGTTGCGATTGAGACTCTGGCGATGCAGCCGAAAGCCCCCTACATCGGAGCCAAGGGGCAGTTCAAGGGTGTTGAACAACGGTGGAGAGGTGCGAACAACCAGAACCCGGCCTATCTCGAATATGAGCCTGTAGAGATCAATGGGAACTTGGCTCCGGCTCCACAAAGACAATCTCCCCCGACCGTTCCTACAGGTGCGTTGCAACTCATGCAGACCGCGGGAGAGGACATCAAGTGGGTTACAGGGTTGCAGGCTCCTGCCTTCGGTGCGAACAGTTCTGCGAAGTCAGGTAGGGCGATCAATGCCGAACAACAAGCAGGCGATACCGCCACCTATCACTACGTAGATAACCTGAGTCGATCCATCCGTCATACAGGCCGGATTCTTGTCGACCTGATTCCCTACGTCTACGACACCAAGCAAACCCTGCGGATTTTGGGGGAAGACGGAGAGGTTGATTACGCCACCATTGACCCGGAACAGCCGGAGGCGGTCAAGAAGGTTCAACAGGCAGACGGAACGATCAAAGAGGTATTCAACCTCGGAGTTGGGTCTTACGACGTGGAAGTCGCTGTTGGTCCGAGTTTCAGCACCAAGAGACTCGAAGCAGTCGATGCGATGACGGCTCTCATGGACCGTGCTCCGGGATTGATTGAGAAGATGGGTGATATCTACTTTCGAAACCAAGACTGGCCCGGTGCGGGAGAGATTGCCGATCGCCTCAAGAAGCTCCTGCCTCCTGGCCTGGCGGACGAAGAAGAAGGTTCACAAGAACAGAAACTGCAGCAGTTGGGCCAACAAGCAGACCAGATGCACCAAGCCCTGACTGAAATCGTCCCTTTGTACGAGCAGACCAAACAAGAGTCCGAAGCTTTGAAAGCCACGTTGCAGAAACTCCAACAGGATTTGGAAGCGGCAAAGGACTCTCGAGACCTGGATGCGTACAAAGCCGAAGCCGAGAACGCCATCAAAGCGTTCGATGCCGAGACCAAGCGGATTACCGCTGTGTCCGCTGCTATGACGCCGGAACAAGTTCAAGCCCTTGTCTGGCAGACCCTGCAAGACGCCATGCAAATGCCGCCGCTAGAGCAGTCGGTTGAGCCTGAGTTCCAAGTAGAGCAGTTGCCTGAGCAGTTGCCTCCACCGATGCCGGAACAGCAGGACCTTCCTGTCATGCAAGAACAGGCGCAATTCCCGCCTTCTATGCCTCCGCAGTAGTGGCATTTCGCACGACGCGCAATCCATAAGCCGCGTCGTGCCTCTACATCGTCGGAATACCGTCACAGGCCCCGCTGTGTAGTCCCTAACTTACGCACGTACCGGTGCATTCACCGGGCTTCGCGTAAGCGATATGTCTGAATCAACTGAAGAAGTAGCCGCGCTCCCGCAAGAGCAGCCCGTCGAACCGGCATCGACGCCAGAGGAACCGGCCCAAGCAGCCGGGGAGCCAGAGGAACCAAAGGAGACTCCATCCGAGCCTCCAAAGGAACCGAAGGGCGTCCAAAAACGGTTGGATGAACTGACGCGTCGTGCGAACGATGCTCAGCGGTTAAGTGATCGGTTGATTGCGCTGCTGGAGAAGCAAGCGGTAGGCGGACATCTGCCTGCGGTTGAAGCTCCAAGCGGTCCACCTTCGCGGGATCAGTACGCGACGGATCTTGAATACCTTGAGGCGCGAGCCGACTACAAGGCTGCCGAGACCGTCAAGTCGATTCAAGCGCAGGCGGAACGCGCAAAGGTAGAGCAGTCGGTTGCTCAGCGGGAAGCTGCATGGGTACAGAGACAACAAGTCGCTGCGACCAAGTACGAGGACTACACCGAAGTGGTGTCCGACCCGTCCTTGAAGATCTCCGAAGTAATGGCGGAGGCAATCAAGGACTCGGACGTAGGTCATGAACTGGCTTATCACTTGGGCAAGAACCCGTCAGAAGCTGCTCGCATAGCCGCACTTTCACCCGTTAGCCAGGTTCGCGAACTCGGAAAGATCGAGGCGCGATTGACAACGGTTGCGACTAAGCCGGTCTCGCGAGCATCAGCACCCATCGACCCGATAGCGGGCGGCAAGTCTGGTACGGGAGACCCCGCAAAGATGACGATGGATGAGTACGTCGCTTGGCGGAAGAAGCAATAGGCGTGATCGCAGACGGCTGTTCCTGCGGGAAGTGAAAATTGGCTAATACCCTTGCTACCAGTTCCATCGTCGCCAAAGAAGCGCTGGCGATCCTCGAAAACATGCTCGGTTTCTCGAAGTATGTGAACCGTGACTATGAGGGCGAGTTCTCGTCCAACATGTCCCGCGGTTACGCTCCGGGCCAGACCATCAACATCAAGAAGCCGCCGCGCTACACCTACCGTGCCGGTCGTGTTTCTGTCCCCCAAGCCACTGTTGAGAACACGGTTCCACTGACCCTCTCGCAGGGCGGTACGGACGCGAACTTCACGGGCCTGGAACGTACGCTGTCGATCACCAATGACGGCGTTCAACAAAAGCTTCGCGCTGCCATGGCGGCGGTTGCGAACGAAATCGACCGTCAAGGTTTGGATCTGGCTCGTACTTCGGTCTTTAACGTTGTTGGAACCGCGGGTACGCCGCCGAACACTCAAGCGCTTGCAACGGACCTGATTCTGTCCGCACAACAGAAGCTGGACGAGAACGCAGCACCGCGTGACGACTATCGTGCGATGGTTGCAGGCCCTGGCATGAACCGCTATTTGGTTGCGGGTACTCAGGGTTATTTCAACAGCCAGACCGTTCTGGACAAGCAATACAAGTCGGGCCTGCTGAACAACCCGCTGGGTCTGGATTTCGCCCTCGATCAGAACGTTGCAACTCAAACCAACGGTACGTTGGCTACGGGTTCGAACGTCAACGGTGCGGGTCAAACGGGTGCGTCGATCACCGTGGCTGCAACGACCGGCACGATGACCAAAGGTCAGAAGATCACCTTTGGTACGGGTGCCAACGGTGTGTATGCGGTCAACCCGCAAACGCGCTTGTCGACGGGTTCGCTTCAGCAATTCGTGTTGACGGCTGACGTGCCGAACGGTTCGACTTCGCTGCCGATCTCGCCGGCGATCGTGACCACGGGTGCATTCCAAAACGTCACCAACAGCCCTGTAACCGGTCAGCCGTTTGCGCTGGCTTCGGGTGGTGCGTCGACTGCATATCCGGTGAACATCGCGTTCCACAAGGATGCGTACACCCTCGCTGCAGTTCCGATGTTCATGCCGCCTTCGAAGAACGGCGTCGTTGACGTTGCTCAAGAGACGTACAAGGGCATGAACATGAAGGTCACGACCTTCTACGACGGCGTGAACGACAACTACGTGACTCGTTTTGACGTGTTGTTCGGTTGGGCTGCGACGTACCCGGAACTGTCCGTTGCCGTACTCGGTGCCTAAGGGGAGAACGACATGGCCGTTCTTCTTCTGGTTCCTTACGGTGGCTCACCGGCTGGCTCAGTTGTCTCACTGACTGCTGAGTTGGAAGCAGCCCTGATAGCGCAGCGACTTGCTACGACTTCAGCGGCTGCATTGACCACTGGCAACGTCACGCCGACTGGTGCGGCGATTCCTTCGATTCCTGAGATCGCGGGTATCGCCACTGCAGCACCGGGTGCATCGACAGTGACGATCACCAACTCAGGCATTACAGCGAACAGCAAGGTGCAAGGGTTCGTGCAGCAAGCCACGGCAGACGCGACGGCACTCTCAGTCGTTCGTACGTCGGCTGCGGCAGGGGTGGCAACGCTGTACCTGACGGCAGCTGCAACGGCTGCTACGACGGTCAGCTACGCGATCTACAACTAAGCGTTGTGAAGGGCCCGCTCTCACAAGGGGCGGGCCTTTTTGTGAGGTGACATGGCTGCGACGCGTTCGGTTTTCCAAATCATCCAGCGTGCGGGCCGGACCTCCGGCGTTATCGCGACAGGCGAAACGCTGTCTGCGGATGAGCAGAACGACGCTTTGCTGTGTCTGAATCAAATGATGGACGCGTGGCAGGCAGACCGTCTGTATGCGTACTCCATCCAAGACATCACGTTCCCTCTAACACAGGGAGTCAGCACCTACACCATCGGCCCTGCTGGCACGTTTGCTACAGCAAGGCCAGAGCAGATTGACTACGCCTACACCCGAGATTCAACGGGGTTTGATCGGTCAATCAACATCCTGCCTGCGGAAGTCTTTGCACTGATCGGACTTAAGTCGGTCTCGAACACCTTCCCGACGTGTCTGCTGTACACACCGAACTATCCGCTAGGAAGCATCCAGTTCTATCCCGTGCCGAGCGCGGGGCTGGTCGTTCATCTTGGACTGTGGGCACCGCTGTCGGAGTTTGCGACCGTTGCGCAAGTGGTGAGTCTTCCTCCGGGGTATGAGGACGCGATTGTCTACAGCCTGGCGGAGCGGTTGTCGTTGGACAACGCCATCGACATTGGACCGGATCTAGCAAAACAAGCTCAGACCGCGAGGGCAAGAATCCAAGGCAACAACTTGCCGGATATGCGCATCGCCTGCGAATTCGGCGGGATGGGGTCGAATTTAGGTGCGACGTACGCTGAATTCGTGGCGGGATTTTGAGCAGCGTTCCGTTCAACGGATTCGTCGGCCCTTCGTACACGGCTGCGTCGGCCTATTTCGACTGCGAACGCTCGGTAGGGTGGTTTTACGAATCCAGCCAGCAGGTCGGCGCAGCTTCTCCCGGATGTCTCCTGCCGACTCCAGGTCTGTTGGGTATCAATGGCCCGAACACCAATGGTCCTGCAATCCGAGGGATGTATTCGCCGCCTTCGGACCCGACCAAGCTCTATTTCGTCGCCGGGAACACCTTAAAGCAAGCGGTCATGGCGAACGGGTCTTCTCTAGGCCCGAGAACCAGTCCTGCAACGTTCAACATCACGACGGTTGGAACGCTCTCCACTGCAACCGGCCCTGTTTCCATGTCGGACAACGGTACGACTTTGTGCATTGTCGATGGTCCGTTCGGCTACTACGTGACGATTGCGACCAACGTCTTTACCAAGATCTCCGACCCTGCATTCTATGGGTCTACTCGGGTCGAGTTCATCGACGGGTATTTCGTCTTCAACAAACCTGGAACTCAGCAGTTCTACATTTCAGGTCTCTACGCCACAACCTTTGATGCACTGGACTTCGCTAGTAAAGAAGCGTGGCCGGACGACCTTGTGTGTTGCTTTGCCCATAACCGGCAACTGTGGCTCATGGGGCAGGAGTCCACCGAAGTTTGGTATTCGGACCCGTCGCTGCTTTCAGACGGCTCTGTTGGCTTTGCGTTCACGCGCAGTCAGTCCAGTTTCATGCAGCACGGTATCCGAGCGGCGTTCTCTCTTGCACCGCTGGGAGACACGTTTGTGTGGTTGGGTGGGGATGCTCGCGGTCAAGCCGCTGTGTGGGCGTCGAACGCTGCGAATCCGCAGAAGATCTCTACAGCAGCCGTCGATGCAGCAATTGCCAGATATCAAAAGATCGATGACGCCATCGGTTTCTCATATCGCTGGAACGGTCATGAGTTCTATCAACTGACCTTTCCGACGGCGGATGCGACGTGGGTCTTCGATATGACCGAAGGCGTGTGGCACGAGCGTCTAAGGCTGGATTCTTTTGGGAAACTCCACCGCCATCAAGCGACGTGTCACGCGTACTTCGCCGGGGGGTCTGTTGTTGGGGACTACCGCACGGACATTCTATGGGAGCAGGGAGCGGGAGTTTTCAACGTTTCGCATACCAATCCAGTCTATGCGGAATCCATTCCAAGAATCCGGAGAACCCCTCACATCACATCGAATCGGACCCGTGTTCGTTTCGACAAGATGGACATTCGGTTCCAACCGGGAGTGGAGGGGAACCAGGTCTACATCGACCAACCCGCAAGCTTGGTGGTTAACCCTCAAGCAATGCTTCGGTGGAGCAATGACGGCGGCTCTACGTGGTCGAACGAACACTGGGTGTCGATTGGACAGAGAGGGCAGTACACCAAGCGGGCGATTTGGAGAGGGCTCGGCCTTTCCTATGACCGCGTGTTCGAGGTACGGATTACCGATGCGGTAAATCCGGTGGTGGTTACCGCGCAGATGGACTTCATGCCCTGCCGCTCATGACCATCATTCAAAAACTCAAACAGTGGCTGCCGTCTGCCCGTGTACCACTTACGGTCAAGGGAGACTTGCCGACTCGCGAGTACGTCGCATTCTTCGAGCACGTCCAGCAATCCGTAGACGCTTTGGTGATCCCGAATGAGGGGGTGACCAGCGTAGATGTATCGGGCGGGACAACGGGTCTCAACTTCAGCGGCGGCCCTGTCACCAAGGTCGGCACCCTGACGTTAAGTGGGATTTTGGCGGCAAAGAACGGGGGTACCGGGATCGCATCGTCCGGGGCGGCTGGGAACCTGCTGACAGCTGATGGCGCTGGAGGCTGGATATCAGCGGCCGCACCGAGTGTCGGCGGTCTTTTGTACTTCGCCGAGTCGCGCACCGTCAGCGTGCCCAACAACGTTACCCCTGCACATCAGTTCATCACGTCTGGGGCTGAGACCAATATTGATTTTGTCCTGAAGGCAAAGGGCAATGGCGCGATCCTTAACCAGATACCTGACAACCTGGTCTCTGGCGGGAATAAGCGCGGGGCGAATGCATTTGATCTTCAAATCTCACGGACGAACAACACCCAAGTCGCCAGCGCGAGCAATTCAACAATTCTCTCGTCTATAAATTCAACCGTGTCCGGCGGGAACGGTGCTGTGATCGCGTCAACCAATGGCACGGCTAGCGGGGCGGGGGCGGTTGCGATAGCCGGCAGTCAGAACGTAGCCTCTGGCACATTTGCGATTAGTGCTGGCAACAACTCGGTCGCATCGGGGAATTTTTCTGCCGCCTTTGGCGAGCGCTGCACTGCAAGCGGCATCAACAGCATGGCTGTCGGTCTGTTTGCAAGCACGCGCGGACTAAACGGAACGTTTGCGCACGGCTCGGGCGGGACGCTCGGAGCTGCTCAAATGGGCTCGATGGTGGTTCGTAGAAATGCCTCCACCGCGACCACAATAACGCTATCCACAGACGGCGCGGCTCCTACGTCAATCACCACATTGACGTTACCGACCGATAGCGCCTACGTATTCGACATCCTGTTGATTGGTCGAGGGCAAGATACCTTCGGACATACCGACAGTGCCATCGGCTACACGATTTTCGGAATGATCCGTCGAGGCACTTCTGCTGCGAGTACGGCACTTGTCGGATCGCCGGTCATAACGCTACTGGGCGCTGACGCTGTCTTCTCCGGAACATCTGTCGCATGTTCGGCGAATCTGACGCTTGGCTCATTGAGCATAGACATTACGACCGTTGCAAAGAACGCCCAATACGTTGCGCATATCAGAACAGTAGAGGCAACCGTTTGAGAGCGGTGTCCAAATACGAATCGATGGCGCATCGCCGCTGGCTGAACTACAAGGCCGGGCTATGAGCGAGATCGTCAAGGCACGAGACAAACTCATGGCGTTGCAGAGCGAGCTTGAGAAGTTGCCGCAAATCGATTGTCCGCTCGAGCACTTTTTCGCTCCGGGTCAGTACGGACGAAAGATCACGATGCCCAAGGGTTCCGTGGTGGTTGGGAAGATCCACAAACACGCGCACATCAACGTGATCCTGAAAGGCCG